GTCGTGAAGTAGGTCCTGTTGTTGGGACTGTTAGGTCTACAAATGCAGGATCAAAGGGAGCTATCACACCACTTGTGGGGGATGATGCTGGGATACCCACGGTTGGTGGCATGAAAGGGGTTGCTGCTGGGATACCCACGGTTGGTGGCATGAAAGGGGTTGCTGCAGGTTCTTTACCATCCAGTGCAACTGCTTGTTGGTACATATCTGGTGGGGTTTGCACCGTAGGTGGTCTACTATCTAGTCCAAATGCCAGTGCCTTACGTTCTAGTGCTGCCTCAGGGGATACCTGTGGATTCCAAGATAAGACCTCACCTTGTGGTGCTGTGGCATATGGGGAGCTCTTAGCCCCTGCGAAGTGCTCTTCAATTTCTGTCTTTGTCATCGTCTTAATCTCCGAATATTGTATCCCATAAGGATTTAGCTGTATCTTTATGTGCCTTAGGTATCTTCTCTGTCACTTCCTTCCGTGGCTTACCACTCTTATCACCACCAAAGAGATCATTAATGAAGTCATCAACAGGAGCCAGAAACCCAGCATCAGCTTGTGGAGGAGCCTCTTGTGCCTGTTGGGGTACTTGCTGTACTTGTTCTGGCACTGTGGCCAACTCTAACCCATAGTTACGCATTGCATCTGAAGTCTGCTGCATACGTCCAGCCACCCCAGTCTTAGCTGCAATAGAGTTTCTGAAATCATCGTTATCAAGGAACTCGTCTGCTGCTTCATCCCAACGACCTGCATTGATATGGCCGAGTGTTTTAGTACTACCACTGAGCCCACCCCGATAGGTGGAGTCAAGTAGTCGTAGTTGCAAGGCTTGAGGTAGTTGATCGTAGCTAGGTACAATACGCCTAGCAGTATTCTCAAAGGATCTCACCACTTGGTCAAAAGGCATACTTGAGTACTCACCTGTCTGCCCAAAGCCAGTAGTCTTAACTCCCTTAGTGTCCTCATAGACCTCTGAATCGTAACCTTCGAGGTTAGCTATGTGTGATTCACTTGCGGATAGCTCACGACCAAGCAGTTCCCGAGCCTTTGCAATCGCATCAGCTCCGTGTAGTTTTGTACTCATAAGTCTCCTTTATTTTCCTGAGTTAGCTGCCATAAGGCCTGCACCAATTAACACTGGGATACCGAATGGGCCTAGTGCTGCTGCCATAGGGGCTGCTGAAGCTAGTGCTCCACCTGCTGTACCAGCGGTTGCTGCTAGTCCAGTGGTACCTGCTGCTGAGGCAACTACAGGTGCAGCTAGAGCTGATGAGCCCATTACTGCCTGTGCTGCTCCGGGAGCTAAGGTACCACCTGTAGATGCTGCAAGTTCTGCCATACCTGCTGCTTGTGGTGCTGAGATAGCTGCTGTAGGTGCTGCAGTCAGTGAAGCCCACTTACCTGCGATGCTATCAGTCATTGCTGTACCCATCTCACCAGCTGCTTCAGAACCCATAGCCTTACTGAATACAGAAGGGGCAAGTGTCTGGGCTAATCCGGGTTGATCCTGCATAGGTACGTTAGGTGCTTGTACTCCCGGAGCCTGAGGTGCACCTTGTTTCTTCTCCATCTGTGGAGCAAAGGGGTTGAATCCAGCCATGACTACTTACCCCCAGTCTTAGTAGTAGTCTGTTCCTTTGGTGCAACACCTGAGAATAAACCAATGCGTTGTGCAAGTGCAGTGTAGTCAGCATCAGCTTCTGATTGACCTTGAGCCTGTTGAGCTTGTCCGATCATACCAAGGGTTTGTGCACCCTGACCTTGCATAGCCATAGCTTGTCCAATATTCTGTGTCTGCATCTGTTGAGCCTGTTGATCAATGCCAGCGAAGTTAGCAGCTAAGCCTTGTTCGATACTAGCTTGGTTCAACATCTGACGAGATCCACCAAGACCTCCACGTTCCCCAGCAGCTGCCTGTGAAGTACCTAGGGCACCTTGGGCTTGCTGTAGTGAAGCTGCACGTTGACCAGAGAGATCTACAGGTTGCCCTGCAATACCCATCATGTGTGAGGCAAGAGCTGTTTGATTACCAGCAGCAGCAATGCCCTGATTCTGTGCATCAAGTCCAGTCTGTGTGAAACCAGCAACTTGACCTAGCTTACCTGTGTCATACTTCTCTTTAGTTGCAGCAAGCATCTCTTTGATTTCAGGTTTATATTCCTGTGCAAAACCAGACTGAGTTGTCTGTTTAGTTTCACCACCACCACCGCAATGTGCGATATCTTCTTCTGCATGGTATGTAACTTCACCATGTTCTAGTACTGCACCAGTAGACATATCAAATATCATACCATCATAAATCTTTATTAGTTTAGACATCGAAGGTCTCCTTTAAACTTAATCTTACGGTTGTGTAACGTTCTTTCCAGCCACACTTAGTCAAGGGCTTCAAGAGCCCTCGTCTTCCAGTGAACTCTAAACAGTCAATCTGTGGGAACTTCTTCATCTGTTCAGCAAACTCAGTTGTCCACTCAGCCATCCTATCATTGGTCTTTCCACCTAATGTTATAATATGGAGAGAAGAGAAGTTGTTGTACTGAATATACCTTGTGGTAGCTAGTGCTACAAAGTCACCATCATCAAAGATCTCCCATAGGTGGAAGTTCTGTGGATCTGATAGACAACCTTGAATGATCTGTTGTACAGTCCACTCTCCAGAACTGTGTTCTAGAGCTACCCCTATAAGGGCCTTAAAAGAATTATACCTAATAAGTATATCCTCACCTACTACTTGCTTGATTTCAATTGACATACTTGTTAGTCCTCACTGTTTGTTTAATTATGGAAAGCCCTCAGGTACTACCCTGAGAGCCTAACCTTACTTCATTTGATACCAGATAGCAGATGTCCCACCAGCAGTAGGTGTACCACTATAATAGTGGGGCATACCTACGAAACTAGCAGCACTACCATTACCATTGTTACCATTAATAATAGCGACGTAATACCAACCTGCACCACCAGAACCTAGGTTAGTTAGAGATCCAAGAGATGTAGTAGTCATCTGACCTAAGGTAGGCCAAGGTACAGAGTTTGTAGCTAGGTCTTCAAAGTCAAATAGTTGGCTACCAGATGCTGGAGGTGTTACAGATGCAAAACCTGCACCACCACTACCACCTGCCGCCTGAGTGCCAGATGGATAACTCGTTGATCCACCAGACCCTCCAGAACCTATAATAACTCTGAGTGAAACTGCACCTGCAGGAACTGTTAGTGAATCTGCGATACTTACACCTGACCCTGAAGGGCTAAGAGAAGCAGCGTTACCACCATTCCCGTTACCACCTGCACCACCACCGCCAGAACCTCTCGAGCCATTACCACCTGCACCATTATAACTACCGCCTGCGCCACCTTGGGCATGTAGTGAGGAACCACCTTGCACTCCGTACACGTTTGCAGCGTTTGAAGACACAGTGTCACCTGCACCTGTACCTCCAGCTGCAGTTATAACAGATCCAATAACACTACCTCCTGAATCAAGGAATGCCATTGTGGTTGCAGCACCAGTTCCACCTCCGGGGTTTCCGGGATGGAAGCTATCTACCCAGTTGTTAGCACCACCACCACCTCCACCTGTAGCAACTACACTCACAAAGCTACCTGCAGCACTTGTTATAGTAAAGGTGTGAGTACCGACAGTATCATATTCAACGGAAGTTCCGGGAACTCCAGTCTCCAAAAGGATACCTTTGGTTACCAAACGACCACCACTGCTCATTCTAATAGAACTGGTAGCACTGGTGAAGTCTAAGCCAATCGCATCAGCACCTGTTGAAGTTAGATGACGACCTATGAAGCCACCATACAGCCCATCTCCATATGCATTCTTATTCCAGTGTAAACCAGAAGCAGCTGCATTGAACTCTATTGGGCCATTCATTGAGATCTTATTGGAAGTAACTGAGTCAGTGGTTATCTTACCACCATCTATAGTAGTTGTCGCAGTTGTATATATGTTATTAGTTATGACATCTGCAGCAGCCTGAGCTGTACCTGCAGCATCACTAGCAGCCTCAGCAGCCGCTTGGGCAGCGTTAGCTTTATTAGTAGCATCAAGTATAGCTCTAACTTCTTCTGCAGTTACGATACCATCAGCATACGCCTCTGCAGTTGTTTGAGCTAAATCAGCCTTAGTTTGAGCAGCAATTCCAGCAGCAGCTATAGCAGCCACTTGTGCAGCAGCAGCAGACCCAACAGGATCACTAGCAGCCTGAGCAGCCGCAGCAGCTCCAGCTACATCACTGGCTAACTCTGCAGCAGCCTGAGCAGCATCTGCTTTAGTAGTTGCATCAAGTATAGCCCTAGCTTCCTCAGCAGTCACTATGCCATCAGCATATGCCTTAGCAGTTGTCTCAGCCAAATCAGCATTAGCCTGTGAGGCAGTTGCGGAAGCAGCTATAGCAGCCACTTGAGCAGCCGCAGCAGAACCTAGTGCATCGCTTGCAGCTTCAGCAGCAGCTTGTGCAGCGTTAGCTTTAGTAGTGGCATCAAGTATAGCTCTAGCTTCCTCAGCTGTAACAATTCCGTCAGCGTAAGCCTCTGCAGTTGTTTGAGCTAAATCAGCTTTAGTTTGAGCAGCTATAGCAGCAGCATTAATAGCAGCTACTTGAGCAGCCGCTGCAGATCCTAATACGTCAGAAGCAGCCTCTGCAGCAGCCTGAGCAGCATCTGCCTTATTAGTAGCATCAAGTATAGCTCTAGCTTCTTCTGCTGTAACAATTCCATCAGCATACGCCTCTGCAGTTGTTTGAGCTAAATCAGCCTTAGTTTGAGCAGCAATAGCAGCAGCAGCGATTGCCTCTGTCTTAGCTGTAACAGCAGCACCTTCTGCATCTGTTATCTGAACCCAATCACCTGCAACATAAGCAGCAAGTGGGGCTTTAGGTGTGATACAACGTTTGATACCTGCACCTGTGTCCCAGAGATCACCTACGTCATAGGGTGAGACAGGTGTAACTACAAAGACTCTTCGCTTACTGTCAGCTGTGTCTTGAGCAGTGGATGCATTGTTTAAGGCAGCTGTCACATCAGTATCAGTTATACGAACCCAAGAGTACGTGCTTGCAACTAGTGTGAACCTATACGCATACCCAGTTATATCATCATAGAATAGGTCAGCTAGATGCTGATTCTTAATTGCATTAGTTGTCCAGTCAGATGTAGGTAGGTTAATAAGTGTAGGTACGTGTGGTAGGAACCACGATGTGATACTTCCATCTAATTGTAGTTGGATTAAAGCTAAGTCACTAGTGCGTACCGAATTAGCCACAAAGCCTGCATCAACATAAGCAGCCGCAGCTACTTGAGCATCAGCAGCAGCACCTAGTTCATCAGCACCAACTGTGCTATATGTTATTGCGTTAAGCCCTGTGATGACTAGTTTAGTTGCATCAATCGAATTAGCTTGTAAGTGGTCAGTAGATATAGTCCCATCAACAATTAAGTCACCATCAATGAAAGACGTAGGTGCCGCCCAGATGTCCAAAGAACCTGATCTCTTAAAGGTACCATATAGTTTACCATTATCATATGTAATGACGACTGTTGTACCATAACCAAACTCTTTCTGGTTAGTGTATGCTTTACCTGTGAAGAAAGACACTGCTATAACAGCATCAGCTATCCAAGTGGAGTCCCCAAGTACTGGCATATTGAACCCAGCTTTAGTATAAGATACAAAGGGTATTCCTCCGTCCTTCGCTTGAACTGGGTAGATCTGCCATTCAGAGACTACACCTTCTATTGTATATCTCTCAGCAACCCAATAGGCTGTTGAGGGTGTTGTTGTAGTAGTTACTATCCATGTTATGCCAGCACCCGGATTAGTGGGGTCTCCCATTTCAGAGAACAATCCAGCAGCTTCTGAGTAGTACCTTTCGTAGGTAGGTACAGCGCCATTAGCTCCAGAAGTAAGTGTCCACTGGTAGTCCGTAGGATCTGTAGATGCATCTGCACCTCCAAACCATAATCCACGATAAGCCAATTGGTCACCTAAGGAATCATAGGGTAGTTCAGAGAAGCCTACAACGTCACCCTGCGAGGGTGCTATACCACCTGTGTCTAAGTTAGTGACTGAGGCTGCATATCTAATATGAAGTACATTAGATGCTGTTTTCCATTCACCACCAGAGAATATAAATAGATTCCCTGTGGTGCTGTTGTAGTGCTGCTCCCCCTCACCAAAGTTAGTCCCTGTGGGATCTATGTTACTGACGAATACCTTAAGGGAGGAACCTGTCTTCTTCTCGAGGGCTCTTAAGCGCCTCTGTAGTTCTGTTTCGCTAATCTTAGCCATGATTACTCCCTAGTTATATTATCGCCTGCTTGTAGGATTGAGACTGAATTGAATTGAAGTTAGTTTGGGGTTAGTAGTTCCAGACATTGTAACTCGCACATTGATGTAGCGACCTGATTGCCTTACGTCTACCTTGTAGGATCCTGAGGGATCGTATACCCGATCAGTACTATTGAATCCAGTTGTTAGTGCAGAGTCTCCTACCTTAGATGATGTACCAAATACAGCGATATTAAAGAGATCCTCTGCCTGTGGGAAGAGTCCATCAATATCCTTGTACATAGCCCTAGCCCCTAGGTCATCCTCAGTTCTCACGAACCAACCATTGGAGATCAGTGTATCATTTGATAGTTCCATCACAGAGTTTGTATCAGGGGAAGCTCCAAAGATACGCAGGGCACCTTCTACTTCTGTCTCATAGATATCAGTGATGTTTGGTAGGGTACGTATGTGTACCTTTTGGTCTGCATAGTTAAATACAAATGCTTTGTTACAACCAGAACCTGTGGTTCCAGTCTCACGGAAACAGAACCAGACTTCTTTGTCTCGGGTCTGTTGGAATACAAATGACTTCTCCTTATCACTACCTTTAACAAGATCAAACATAGTATCTTGGAAGAGTCCCTTAGCTATATCTTGCTTCTGAGATTGACCATCGTGTACATAGACACCATAGTTACCTATAACAAGATGCTGTGAATCACCAATAGTAGTTACACAACGAGTCGAGTAGATTCCATCATCTTCAAAGATAGGATCAAAGCCAAGTACAAAGGTATCACCAGTCTCATACACACGTACAACAGAATCTGTCTTGTATGCTATGAAGAACTCACCTAGTTGTTTACCATCAAGGATACGTCCCGGAGTCTGGGATAAGAAAGCATCACCAGCTGTGTTGATTAGGGAAGCTTGCCACTCTACGTTAGCTAGTGAATCTAGTGCAGTAATATGAGAAGACCAAACGAAGTCTATAGGGTAGGATTCATCATCTGCTGTAGTAGCAGTGTCCTTGTCATCATAGAAGCTCATAGCTACTAGCCTATTCTTAAAGGGCCTTAATACCCTTGCGTACTGGGTTCCAGCCATTGCTGCCCAGTTAGGTAGATCAACAAGATTACCATTAGTTGTGGCATCTGCTGAGATATATTGTGGGTTACCAGTTCCCGGATTACAGATAAGTACTCCATTGAATACGAATAGCTGTGGTGGGAAGTTGTCATCTATCTCAAAGTTAGCAGAAGATACAGCATTAGTGATCTCAACGTTCTGCGTAGTACTAGAGTTGTATACAAAGACACGCCCCTTAGTACCCGTAGATGACGCTACATCCTTAATGATATACGCTATGTTGAGATAGTTAGATCCTGCAGGAGTCCACTGGGTTATCGCTACTGGCTCTCCTGTAGCATATGAGGAGTTAACATCGAAGCCAGCTACGAAGTCATTGACTCCCTGAACTGATCCATCTTTAACTCTCATGTTGAGGCAGTCACTCCAAGCTCCTTGGGGTAGAGAGTGTGCTGGCATATCTGTGATGAGACCCACAGATGAGAAGTCAATCTCTGGGGTTATTTGAAATGGCATAGTGCCTCCTTATTTACGAGCTACAATTGATTGACCGAAGTACATACCAACCACTGATGTGATTGCATGTGGTAGCCACACGGGGGTGACCATACCGTTCAATGATACATACTCAGTGACTGTGTCTTTAAAGTCAAAGAATAGGAAACTGAAGCCTGATGTGACATCCACTGGGACTACTGTGTTGAACCCCAGTAACGGTGCCAGTAGTATTAACATAGCCATACTCATGAATGAGATTACAAGGAACCTGCGTATCCATTGGGCATTAGGTGTTTGATGTGCACGAGCACTATCAACACTCTTCTCAGATGCGTCAAAGCGTCCCATAAGTTGCTTCTGTTGTTCAGCCTTATCGGCTTGGGACTGCGACCACATCTTCATCGCAGCGCCACCTACAGTACTGCCCATCATGGTGACAGCTTCCATTGGTAATCCAAACATCTATTAACCTCCCTTAACAAGAACCATATCGAAGCTTGCAGTTACACGAGTTCCATTAGTCTCAGCCTGTGACACCCTAATTTCTATATCTGATTTCTCAGGGAACACAAGAGGAACCTTGAAGTCATAATCGTAGGAGCTGTCAGAGACTTCACCTATGTGACCAATCTGGAAGGAACCTCCAAACTGCCGACCAACCATCTGTACTTGTGCATTCTTATTCTTCTGCACACTTGCTTTACCTGTTAATAGATATCCCGTGTACCCTGCTGGTACTGAGTATATTGACACCAGTGACTGCCCAAAGGTAGCTGTTATGTGACCTACGACCACTGTGGATACTTTGGCAGTTATATCACCTACGTTTGCTGCAAGACCATTTTGATACTGTAACCGGAACACCCTTATGAAGGTGTTAGTTGTAGTTGCACCAACAGTACCTGTGAGTGTGACCTCTTCAGATATGTCATTCCAGTCAGCATCAAGACCAATTACAGTTAGAGTACCTGCGTCACTTGCGGACGTTGAGGCGCACACTAATACACTCGCTGCATTAAGTGAATCCCAAGGGTATAGTCCACCAGAGCTCCACACTGTCTCTGGGGTTGTTGCTTTGTTTACTGAGGGGTTAGCCCCAAACTTATGAATATGTGAGGCATTCCTGTAGCAGCCTCTTGCTATATCAAAGAATACATCCTCGGTGATACGGTCCCTGTGTAGGGACACCAGTGATTCAAACATAATGTTACCTCTCCTTCTTACAATTCCTACATACCTTAGAGCCTTTAGCTACATTGTATGAGTTGCATATAGTGCACATTAGTGGCTCCTCATCATGAAGGCCACTCCAGCTACTAGTGCAGCTATCATTACTCGGGTGAACCACTCATTGGTTCCACTCGACTTAGATACTACTGCGAGTTTAACCGCATGGTCATCTAGGGCTTCACTGTGTTTGTTTAAACGGTTATCTTGGGTGTTGTTGTGGAAGAGTAGACCATCAATCTTTGTGTCTATCTCCACAAGCTTGATCATAGCGTCAGCTAGTTTATCTATTTTAGCTTCCAGTCTGTCGAATCTAGCTGAGGACTCCATCTGTGTGCTCCTTTAATTAGCTAATGGGGGATCCAATGCTCTTATTGTGGAAGTGAAACTACGCAGCCTCCACAGTCTGCTCAGAACCTTCAGTCAACTCTTCTTCAAGTACCTTCTCGAATACTGATTGAGCTGCTGCAAGTTGCTGTTGCTTCATACTTAAGTCCATCATCTGGTTCCTTAGGGACAGAAGCTGCTGGTAAGACATTTGAGCCTTCTCAGATAAGTCTTCAAAGTTATACTCAGTGTCGTTAATTGTTACTGCGTTGTCGCTCATGTTATTACTTCCTATTCTGTTATTAGATCGGCGTCTGCCGCTTCTACTTCATCTGAAGGAGCTAGTATAGCACCTACACAGATCTTGTTGTGTACACCCATTGCCACTTCTGCTAAACGTTGCTCAATTGCAGCGTCATCTTCACAGCCTATGGTGTTTACACTACGAGAGTGTACGATACTTGTGGTTGCACATGTGAATGTCACTTCCACTGAGGTATCAGTTGTAGCTGTTGTTATCCATGTCACTAAGTGATCTGGTGTAACTTCAACTACAGGTATTGCTAATTCTTCAGTCATATTAATTACTCTCTATGTTATCGTTAGGGTTAGCCCACAGCATCCATCCTGTAGCTATGTACTTATCCGTAGTATACACGGGATTACCACGATGGGTATGTGTAAAGAACGCAGGGAACAGGACTAAGTCCCCCTTCTTTGGCTGGTATCTATACCCTTGGAAAAGAAATTCAGTCTCCCCTTCTCCTTTGGGTACATCATTTAAGTACAGGGTGTACGTAAGATATCGCCGCATATAACGGATATTTTCTTCCCCTGCTACAAGACCTGATTGCTCGCTGTGGAAGGCATAGTAACCACCTCCTCTAGACGCCTCGTACTTTTGTACTTTAAATGCATCTGGAACTAACTGCGTATCTTTCCAGATACCCAAGTCCTTAAGGTACTCATCAACCTTTGATAGAATAGTTTCGCCAAATACCTTGGTAGCCTTTTGCTTACGCTTTAGCATAGCTTTGGTGTCGCTATCATTAGGGGAATCTAAAAACACCCCCACATCACGTCTAAACGAATTGTCTGAGTGATCATGAACCTTGAGTTCTTCCTCAGACCTACTAACATCTCCATGTAGTTTAATTACTGAGTCACAATACTCATCAGTGAAGGCATTATTATACGTCCTTATAAAGTTTTCCATAGTTACTATTAATCTCTTGTGGGTTCCACCGGGTACTCAGGGTCAACTACAGGGATGTACCCAGCTGTGATATCGCGTAGCTCTTGGCGGTAAAGAAGCCATTCGGAGTACTTAGAGGTAGTGATACTAGTTGTTATACCAAGTGTGGTCTGTTCTGAGTGACGAGAGATGACATGATCACACTGCTTTAAAAGCTCATCTCTACTTTCTCGTAGGATATTAATGTCTACAAGCGCAGCCGCAGGTGCGCTCCAGATAATACCATCCCAAATCCATCCAATACCAAGTCCAGCTTGCTCTGCCTCAATCCAATTAGAGGGTGTGTCCACCCCCTCTATGTCATCATAAAAGCCGCCAATAGCAAGTCCGTTAACGTCTACTTCCAGTCTTCTTGTCATAGTATCTCCTTAATCCAATAGTTGCACAGTTAAGAATCCACTACCACCTGCTGCACCGTAACTAGATCCGTTTGTATTACATCCAGCATCGGAGGCACCGCCACCTAGTGTTCCAGGAGAGGATACTACGTTAAAGTTTGAACTGTTAGATGCTGTATTAGGTGGATGTGGAGCACCTCCCTGACCCTCTGATAAGAATCCTCCTACCGGGTCACCCCCTTTACGACCACCACGTCGGTCACCCGGTACGGTATTATAGGCTTTACCAGAGGCAGTTGTTCCAGCGTATCCTGAGATATTTGAGGTGAAGGTACCAGAAGTTCCTGTATTACGTACACTATTTCCTGACTGGCCTAAACCTCCACCTCCACCTCCACCTGTAACTGAGCCAACACCACTAATATTAATTGAGGTTGAGCCCCCTGCATTACCTGCAACATTACCAGAGGCTCCGCCATTACCACCTGCACCAACACTAATATTAGCAGTTACAGCAACATTATTGTTTAGTGGAAAGTATGCACGAACAGCTCCGCCACCGCCTCCTCCTGGGCCAGTCTTACCCAAGCTCCAGTTAGACCTACTGTTTGAGGCACCTGCACCCCCACCTCCACCTGTGAGTGTTAGCATCATACCACCAGCACTTCCTGGAATCAGAAACGTAGCTGATCCAGTGGTATATTTAGCAAATGCTCCATTACCCCCAGATGCTGCAGAGTTTTGTGAACTACCGTCAGAGAATTGAACCCCTGTACTTGTTAATGTTACTGACATTTTATAATCTCCTTGAGTTCATCTATCTGAGTCTGTTGTTCCTTGATGGCTTCGATGAGTAGAGGTACAAGTTTGTCGTATTGGACGGTCTTATACCCTTCACCAATAGCTGCATCCACTACGATCTCTGGTAACAC